CATGATTGTTGATCAAAGCTCAAAATTGTCAAAACAAGAAAAAATGACAATGTGGGAAGATGCTCATCGATTAACAATTAGAAAGTTAATTGAAGACGAGTGGCTAATTGTAAATGATCGTAAATTGTAAAAATTGCAACTCAGATATAAAAACATTCCCATCTAAGGCTTGGAGAACTAACTTTTGTTCAAATGATTGTAAAGACTCATATAAAAGTAAAAAAATAGAAGATAGAAAAAAAATATGCCAAAACTGCAACAGTGAGTTTTCCCCGAGGAAGTATCAAATAGATACTGGAAATGCAAAATACTGTTCTGCCAAATGTCGTAACGAATCATCTCTGCCATCACTTCTATCCAAAGAATCAAAAGAAAAATCTAAAAAGACCTACAGAGAAAAAATTGCATCTGGAGAGATCAAGCATCCATCTGGAGAAAATCACCCTAGATGGAAGGGTGGATACAAAGAATGTCTGAAAAGAAGAATTGAGTCTGGGAAGGCAAACGAAGCTCAAAAAAAATATCGGGCTAATAACTCAGACAAGTTACGAGAATGGAAGCATTCAAGAAAAAGTGTAAAACACGGAAGGTTGCCAAAAAATACAGTAAAAAATCTTCTGTTGCAGCAAAAAAATAAATGTGCTTTATGCAAAATAGATGTATCTTCCGGATATCATCTTGATCACATAATGCCTTTGTCAAAGGGTGGACTTCATGCCGTTGGCAACGTTCAAATTTTGTGTCCAAGTTGCAACTTAAGGAAAGCGGCTAAATTGTATTACGTTCCAGAAAGGGTGCATTGTGAAGAAGACCAAAGCTGAAAAAAAGATGAGTAAGGTTTATAACGAGTTCAAAGAGGGAACCTTGCATAGCGGTAAAAACGGTAAAGTTGTTACCAAGAAGAAACAAGCGGTCGCAATCATGTTATCGGAAGGTCGTAAAGCCTCGAAGGGTAAGAAATGAAAAAGAAGGGTGATCCGGGGTTGTACGCTGCGATCAATGCCAAGCGTAAACGTATTGCCGAGGGTAGTGGCGAGAAGATGCGTAAGGTAGGTTCTAAGGGTGCGCCGACTAAGGCAGATTTTAAGGAAGCCGCTAAAACAGCCAAGCCGAGGAAGAAAAAATGAAGAACGGTAAAAAGAAATCTGACAAAGAGTTGCTAAAAGAGTATCTCGACGAAGAAAAAGAAAAGAAAAAGAACGGCGTTAATGAAATAGAAATCGAGATCAAGATTCCTATGGGTAAGAAAAAGCGGGGCAAGAATGGCAGCAGCATGGACTAAGAAGGCTGGCAAGAACCCGAAGGGCGGTCTTAACGAAAAGGGTCGCAAGTCCTACGAGGCTGAGAATCCGGGTTCAGACCTGAAGGCTCCGGTCAAATCAGGGGACAACCCTAGACGCGCATCATTCCTAGCTAGGATGGGGAATATGCCGGGAGCAGAGTATAAAAATGGTGAGCCTACTCGTTTGCTACTATCTTTACGGGCATGGGGAGCTAGTTCCAAGGCAGACGCTAAGAAGAAAGCCGCAGCAATATCCGCAAGAAACAAGAAAAAATGATAAGTGTCGTTTTACCAAGTTTCTTAGGAGAGTATTCAGGTTGCGCGGCAGATAGACCAGCTAAGTTAAGAAGGGCGATAGAGAGCTTTCTAACGCAGGGGATGGGTGAGTTAATCATTGTTCCCGATGGTTGCGAGGAAACGGTCAAAATAGCCTCAGAGTATCCAGTAACGTGCTTAGAGCCTTTGCTTAAGTCTCCTGCTTTTAGTGGCTTGCTTAGAAACAAGGGAATTGACGCTGCGACCACCGAGTACATTGCGTACTTGGATTCTGACGATGTTTTAGGAGGGAATCATTTAGCCAGAATTGTTGAGCATTTAGATGCTGATTGGCTGTGGTGGGATGATTACGTTAATCTGGATCGTCGGTCAGTAACATTAGGTAAGGGTTTTATTGGCACGTCCTGCATTGCTCATAAGAAATCACTAGGTATCGTTTGGGGTGACGGATATGCCCATGATTGGGGTGTTGTTGAGCAGTTAATGAGGTTTCCCGGAAAAAAGATCGAAACGAACTACAGGGTCATGCATATACCCGGAGTCTTGGACATTTAATGCAAGCCATAGTCATCTGTACGGTAGGAAACAAAGGGATTTCGGTATTGCTGGAATCGATTAGTGTTTACGCTAACGACATTCCGGTCTACATAAGTTCGAAAAACCCGATAAATTCGACACATAAGGTGATACCAAATAACGGTTCCACTTTTGGGGATGCCTATAACGCAGCGGTTGACTATGCTTTCCAAGATGCTAACTACGACTCATTGATTTTAGCTAACGATGACGTGGTACTTAATCCAGATACGCTATCGTTAATGAGGGAAGATGCGGGAATTCTGGAATCTAGGGGCGTGAAATACGGATTCTTAGGTGCAAGAAGTGACTATGTATTGCCAGACCAAAACATTCGGTTCCCGATAGAGGGTGATAGACGTAACGGTTTGCGGTGGGCAAGCGAGTCGAATATCAAGTTGACTCCGGTAATTGCGCCTATTTTCGCGTCGATCAGCAGGGGAGCGTGGAATGTTGCAAAGTTTCCGTCAACTAATTGGTATTCAGATAATATAATATGCCATGACTTAAACGTGGCTGGTTATCAGCATTTCGTCAGCAGGGCTTATGTGCATCATGCAGGGAGCCAGACGATAGGCGTTGATTTCAAGAAATGCCATGAGGAACCTAGGGCGTGGATAATGGAACACCGCCCGGATATGTACGAGGCTATCTATGGCTGACGGGATATTGCAAACAATTGGCGGTTTATTGTCAGATGCAGCCATAAGAACGGCATTAACTGGTTACGATATTGTTAATGACCGTCAAGCAATGCCATCAAGCCAGAGAGTGTATTTAAGTACGGTTCTGGACGATAGTAAAAAAAAGATAACAGAAAAAGACTTTACGCCCCAAGAACTAGAAACTATTGCTAAGATTGTGAATCAAAAGCAACAAGGAAATCAAAAGCAGACAAGGGGTTACATAGAGTACAAAGATTACGATAAGTTCTTGCCAGAGGCTGAAAAAACCGCAACGGCTGGAATAAGGGCTGGAGTAAATAACCCTTACGAAAATATAAGAACAACACTAGGTCAGTTCAGGTATCAATACTTGCCAGAACAAAACAGGATTTTCGTTATCGATAATTACGACTTCAATCCAGTAGAGTCGTATAAGGATGACTCTAAAGGCGAGTATATTGGTAAAAATATAAGCGTTGGCAGAATGTTAAGGGCTTACGGGTACAAAAAAGTGCCTGAAGGACAAGGAAGACAAGTATTGATAGAGATTCCCGGACTATTGGGAAAGTAAGCATGACATCCAGAGGATAATGCAAAAATGGAAACAACAGACGATTTTAAAACCGCAGAAATCGGAAAAGGATTAGCAGGACCGGGAAGACCTAAAGGAATGCCTAATAAGGCTACTAGCAAGGTCAGAGAGGCTATTGCTGAACTACTAGAGCGTAATGCAGGGAACATGGATAGATGGCTTAACGAGGTCGCAGATAAAGACCCGTACAAAGCCCTAGACCTAATGCAGAAGCTGAGTGAGTACCACATACCTAAGCTGGCAAGGACTGAGGTGACAGGTAAGGACGGGGAAGCTCAAGAAATGGTTATCAGATGGGGAGGAAAGAAATGAGCTACAAACAGACTAACTGCCCGATGTGCAGTGCTTTTATGATTGCTGGTCAATGCGTTAACTGTGGCTACAAGCAGCCTACAAGCCAGCACTAATGACTGAAATTGTCATTCCTTACGAGCCGAGAGATCAGCAGCTAGAGATACATGATGCGATTGAGCAGCATCGTTTTACTGTGGTGGTTGCCCATCGTCGCATGGGAAAGACTGTTTCGGCTATCAACCACCTCATCAAGTCCGCTATCGAGTGCGACAAGCCAGAGCCACGATTCGCCTACATTGCCCCAACCTACGGACAAGCCAAGCGAGTAGCGTGGGATTACCTTCAGAAGTACACACGGTCACTAGGAGCTACCTACAATGTCTCTGAGTTACGCGCTGATTTTTATGGGCGTAGGGTTAGTCTATATGGGTCTGATAATCCTGACAGTCTTAGGGGTCAGTATTTTGATGGCGTGGTTATCGACGAAGTTGGCGATCAGAACCCACGTATTTGGAACGAAATCGTCCGACCTGCTCTTGCCGACCGTATTGGGTGGGCTTGTTTCATTGGGACTCCTAAAGGTGCTAACCATTTCGCTGAGTTAGCGGAGAGGGCTAAGACCGAGGAAGGCTGGAAGTTTCTGGAGTTCAAGGCTAGTCAGACAGGGGTTTTGCCAGAGTCAGAACTAAAAGATGCCTATCGAGACATGGGCGAGGATAGGTACAATCAGGAGTTCGAGTGTTCCTTTAACGCAGCAGTCGAAGGGTCTTACTATGGCAAAATTATTAATGACCTTGAAAGGGATAGCCATATTACTGACTTTCCTCGTGATGATCTGTGCCGTAGCTTTACTGCATGGGATATTGGAATGGGTGACAGTACAGCTATATGGGTTGCTCAACTGGCTGGAAAAGAGATTAGATTACTCGATTTCGTCGAAAACCATGGACAGGGATTAGATTGGTACGTCAACTGGCTGCGAGAGAACGATTACGAGGGATTTAGCCATATCCTGCCGCATGACGTACAGGTAAGGGAACTAGGCACAGGCAAGAGCCGTAAAGAGGTCTTAGAGGAAGCAGGGCTATCGATAACGGTTGCGCCTAGACTACCTGTCGCTGATGGGATACAAGCTGTCAGGAGATTGTTGCCGAGATGCTGGTTCCATCCAAGGGTCAAGCAGGGACTAGATGCGCTGAGGAACTACCGTCGGGAGCATGACGAGCGTAGGCAGATATTCTATGAGAAGCCGCTACATGATTGGTCTAGCCATGCGTCTGACGCTTTTAGATACCTTGCAATAGGTCTTGACGAGCGAGATAGTTCATGGCAGACAACGTTGCCAATTTCTACAAAATGGATTGTATAATAGGCAAAACTCCGTAAGGATGTGCTATGAAGATGGATGACGGTCAGATCAAGAGCATTATCGAGAATGAAATCGATAACTCTATTGGGTACATTGATACCGAGACTACAGACCAACGGGCTAAGGCTCTGGAGTATTACCTACGTTATCCCTATGGTAACGAGGTTGAAGGTCGCAGCCAGATCGTCACTGGTGAGGTAGCTGAGGCTATCGATGGTGCATTGCCACAACTTATCCGGGTCTTTACGACTACCGAGGATATTGTCTCTTTTGAGCCGCAGACTCCAGAAGATGAAGCGTCTGCTAGACAGGCTACGGACTACTGCAACTGGGTGTTCTACCGTGAGAATGACGGTTTAATTTTGTTGCATAACTGGTTCAAAGACGCGCTGATGATGAAGGTTGGCGTAGTCAAGGCGTACTGGGATGCCAAAGAGGACGTTAATAAAGAGTCCTACAAGAACCTGACTGAAGACGAATTAGCCCTGCTGCTATCTGATCCTGCTATCGAGGTGGTCAGCCGTAACGTCGAGTTTGTTGACGGTGGCGTTGACCCGATGGGTTTCCCGATCCAGATTCCTTACTATGACGTAAGAGTTAAGAAGGTCAAAAAGTACGGTTGCGTAAAGATTGAGAACGTACCGCCGGAAGAATTCCTGATTAGCAAATCGGCAAGAACTATTGAGGATAGCCCGTTTGTGGCTCATCGTCGCTTGATGACTCGTAGTGAGTTGGTAGCAATGGGCTTTGACAAGGATGTGGTCGAGGGATTACCTTCTTACGATGACTTGCAGTACACAACCGAGCGAGTAGCCCGATTCTCTCAGGGTGAGCAGCCGGATGAGAATATCAGCCTTGACCCTACGATGCAGGTCTGTGAGGTATACGAGTGCTATATACGGATCGACGTTAATGGTGACGGTATCGCAGAGCTACGGAAGATCGTCTATGCCGGTAGCGAAATCCTAGATGACGAGGAATGTGACTTAGTTCCGTTCCACAGCCTGTGTCCGATCCCTATTCCGCACAAGTTCTTTGGTCAGAGCTTGGCAGACCGGACAATGGACATCCAGCTAATCAAGTCCACTGTAACCCGTCAGATGCTCGATAACCTGTACCTAACGAACAATGCCCGTATCGGGGTTGTGGATGGTCAGGTGAATCTCGATGACGTGCTGAACGCTACTCCGGGCGGTGTTGTCCGTATGAAGTCTCAGGGTGCGATTATGCCGATTGAGGTTCCTGCGGTAACGGCTCAGGCTTTCCCGATGCTTGAGTACATGGATCAGGTACAGGCTAAACGTACAGGCGTTAGCGACCAGCAACAGGGTCTTGATCCTGACGTACTGAATAACGTGAGTGCTACGGCTATTGCCGCGATGATGAAATCGAACTCTGGCAAGTTGGAGTTAATCGCTCGAATCTTTGCTGAGACAGGCGTTAAATCGCTGTTTAAGGGCATTTTGCACCTATTGGGCAAGTATCAGGATCAGGCAAAGATTGTCCGTATGCGTGGCAAGTTTGTGGCATTTGATCCTCGCACATGGACGAATCAATACGATGTGGCGATTAATGTAGGCTTGGGTTCAGGAGATCGTGAGCAGAAACTAGCCATGCTCCAGATGATTCTAGGCAAGCAGGAGCAGGTGCTTACGCAGTTCGGTGCGGCTAATCCTCTGGTATCTGTGGCTCAGTACCGCGATACCTTGGCTAGACTGATTGAATCGGCTGGTTTCAAGGATGCTAAGGCTTTCATTAACGAGATCAGTCCTGAGCAGAACGAACAACTGTCGCAGCCGCAGGAACCGCAGCCAGATATGCAAGCAGAAGCTACTCGTCTAATCGCAGAGGTTGAGCGTGAGAAGACTGAGGCTAAGGCTCAGATCGAGGCTGCTAAGTTGCAACTACAGAAACAATCGTTAGAGGCTGAATATACCCGTAAAGGCATTGAGATAGCGATGAAGGCAGAGAAGGACGCTATGGATATGCGTATTCGTGAGGCAGAGTTAGCGGTCAAGCAGTTGCAAGCGATTCTGGCGATGGATATAGCTGACGAGGATAGCCGTAATAAACAGGCTGATATTGTCCTGAAAGCGATTAAGGAACTGGGTAATCTAACTAAGGGTATGAATGGACAAATCCCAATGGGCTGAGAATCTGCTGAGAGACGAGTATTTTCAGGCAATGCTAGAAGAACTCCGGTCAGTAGAGATTAACAAATTTGCTATGAGTGAGTTTGGTGATGTAGCGGTAAGGGAAAACGCTTACCAGCAACTAAGGTCATTTGAGAAGATTGAAGCCTACCTAGAAAGCCTATCGGCACAGAAGCTGATAGACGAAAAGCGGCTGAAAATTTTGTAACTGAGTCGGGCAGTTCCCGATATAATTTAGGAAACTATATATGAGCGATACTCAAAGCACGACTCCCGAGGGAAATGCTGAGTTAAACGTAGGTAGTGCAGCTAACGCTATCATGGGTCTTATGGGTGGGCAAGAAGGCTCCGAACAGGAACAACCGGAAACCGAACTCGAAGCCAATGATAGCGAAGCCGAATCCGAGGAGTCTTATGACGAGCCGGAGGTAGAACAAGATGAGGGCGAAGAAGAAGCCGAGCAGCCTCGATACCGCGTTAAAGCCGCTGGTGAAGAAAAAGAGGTAACGCTTGACGAGCTTATCAAGTCTTATCAACTTGGCACAG